GGTTGACAGATTGGTAAATTGAACATATAATAGACACAAGAAGAAAGAAAAAGCAAGGCGGTCCTCGAATGTAAGAACCCAGCAGAAATGCAAAAAGGGTTGGAACCAAGGGACTCGAAGCGAGTTAGGAGACTCGGCCTAAGCTAGTCCAGGTTGACAACTAGCCAAAGTAGTTGTATAATAGACACATAGTAACAAGGAGCGACCCAAATGGCTAAAGTAAATTATGACAACTTCGCCTCGTTTGACATTAACGAGTGCTGTGACCACTTTGACAGTGAGAAGCCCAGCAACTGGAAGAAGATCGGCAAGTTCATCGTAGCCGACGGACAAGAATACACACAGGTGCTGGTAGACGAGTTCGACTATGACCGTGACAGCCTAGAAGGTGGAGAATACGAGACCTTTGACGCAGGCGTTAAGTATGCGCTTACCAAGATGAACATTGCCTTTGAAGCAGCCGGTTTGGACCTTCAGATCTGCTCTGTGGACCTGGTAGAAAGCATGGGATACATGTTAGTGCGCACTGACGATGAGCCTGAGGACTTCGTTAAGCGTGTGCTGAAGAAGCCTGTCTTAATGGTAGAGAGCTGGATAGACTGATGGGTTGGGTGGTCTATGATGCTCGCAGGGGCCATATGCAGAAGTACTACAAGAAAGCTGCAACTGCCCGCCGCATAGTGACCCAACACAACACTTCCCGGGATCACGGTGATTGGATCTACACACCCTCTAGCACGTGGGCCTGCTGCTCATACAGGGACTATGAAGGGATCTTGATGGGACTCCGGGGCGATGCTCTAAAGATGTGGCAGTTTTGCAACACCGAACGTGGTTGACAGATTGGTGAAACGGCGTTATAATTAACACTTAGCAACAAAGGAGCTGATATGAAATGGATCGTTGGAATTGCGGTAACATGGTTCTTGTTCCACTTTGGCATTGCCCAAGCTCTGTTGCTGGCCCTTGCTGGTCTGGGCACAATAGTTTTTGGTTGACATTTTGGCTAAATGATCGTATAATAAACACATACACTAGCAAACAAGGAGCGAAACTTGAAACTGTTAATCACAACCCAGGTCTACGAGAACTACGGCGCCCACGATTGGGACGGAGTTGGTGCTTGCCCATCATACTGGAAGGCCAAAGGCGGTTCAGACTATGTGGTAAAGAACATCAACGTGAACCAGGTCACTGAGACCGTGATGGGTGTGCGTGGCCAGATCGAGCAGGACAATGATGCCTTCCGCGAAACAATCATCGATTGGAGCATAGTGGCTGACGATGCGCTCACAGAGTTTGAGCAGAGCCAGTTGAACTACGAAGGTTCAATCCGTTACGCATCCAAGGAGATCACATGGTAAATCAAGCTATAGTGAATTTTGCGATTATGATTAGCCCTTGCATCATCATGGGCTTGGCCATAGTGGTTGACAGTTTGGCGAATCGGCCGTATAATTAACACATAGCAACAAAGGAACACACTATGACAGGCCTAGAGATCCTCGTAACAACACTAGCAGTAGCAGTCATTTTTGCAGTTAAAGTATACATTCTTTCCAAAATCTAAGGAGCACACAATGACAGCAATCGCCACAGTGATCACAGAACAAGTAGTGCAAGACGCAACCAACGAAGCAGCACAGCAGGCTCGTACAGCAGCCAAAGCCTTCCTACAGCAGCATGGTGACAGAGATGCCTGTGGCTTTGCTTGGGTGGATGTCTACGGTGTCCGCAGCAACAGCAAGTTGGGCAAGTGGCTACAGGCCGCTGGCTTCTCAAAGAGCTACACAGGCAGCCTACAGTTGTGGAACCCCAGCCAAGCAGGAGTGCAGAGTGTCAGCGTTCTAGAAGCAGGCGCAGAAGCCTACGCCCGGGTACTCAAGACCAAGCTGGGCTTGGACAAGGTCTACGCTGGAAGCAGGTTGGACTGACATGATCACCCTACAAGGACTTACTCAAAGACAACGGCAGCTGTGTGATCTCATGTGGAGCTGCAGTGATCTCAAACAGGTACAGGGCTTGATCAGAGCCTTGCCCACACTAGAAGATCAGCAGCAGGCTGAGACTCTGATGCAGGTATTGATACACGAATCGCTAGAACAACAAGGAGCCATGGATGACTATGCAGAAGACTGCAATGATGTTATTGTTCGTGTTAGCAGCAGCCGCTAGCACTGTAGGCTGCAGCGTCAGCAGCAGGGATCGCAGAGACGCAGCATGGGATCCCAAGCCGGGGCAGACGCTGATTGATCAGATGCCTAATTGGCAAGGTGAATCACAGAGTCGCTGCTGTGGCCACCTGAGACAGTGCCAGGTGAACCAGACTCCGAGGTGTTGATGAGGATGGTGGTGAGGTGATGGGGCCGACCGGTATAGTACTGTATATGTATACAGTAGTTTATAGTTGGTAGTGGTCTAAATTCACCACCCCAAAAAGCTAAGTACTCCACCCAAATTTTTTGCACCGCAATTTTTTACATTTCCTAACTCTTTTTCTACTATGAACCATACCTTACAACACAGAGATATTGCTGGAGCTCATCTCTCACCCGGAGATCATTGCCTAGTCACTGAACACAATAGACTCATACTAGCCCGTGTGATCAAACTCTACGACGCCAGCAATCAAGTGCAGTTACAGCCATTGCACAGCGATGCAGGTGGCCGTAGATCAAAACCTTCTCAAAAGAAGATCCGAAGAGAGTGCTACAATGTCTATAAGATCGCTGACACGGAGATCACCATGAGCATACTTAGGGGCGCTGTATAGGCTAGTTGACTAAATATTTGGTCATGAACATATTCATCCCCGTGCTATTCATCTGCGCCAATCTACAGTGTGAATTCCAGCAGTCCAACACCTATTTCTTTCGTGTTGATGAATGTGTGGCTGCTGTAGACGCCCAAAGCAACTTCATCATCACGGCTGCTCGAGTCAATGGTATAGAGGTGAACCTGCGAGCCACCTGCGTCACGGTCAATATAAAGCCCTTCATATAGTCACTAAATACCGTTATGGATAACAGAGCCTACGAAAAGTATCAAGCCACACAACCCGTGACGCCCAGGCTGGAACGAGTTGAGGCTGAACCACTAAAAGATATTACCACTGTGGAGATCACAGTCATCGCAGTGTTTGCCATTGCTGTAGTCTATGTGGTATACCACATGATCAGAGACCTTGTAAAAAAACCTTCACAGTCAGACAAATCCTAGATCTAAAAAAACTGCGCTGAATTTTTTTAGGCTGCTAGACCCATTTCAGCTATAAATATCATTATGCGTATATTCTATCAGATTTTATCACTGTCACCGGCTCCCTTGTTCTTGCTAGGGTTTGTATACAGTTTAATTAATCCCAGTCACACATGCGGTCATGACTACGCTATGACCATAATGTGGTTTGTGATGTTTCTAGCCCACTTAACACCGTGGCTGCTATGGTTGCAACAGCGAGACTTTACCCGGAATTGAAAAGCAGCAGTGATACGCACCCTGTAACACTGCCCAGCTTTCCCAGTAGTTGATTTCCAGTAGATCCTGTCGATCCACTATCCATACCAAATCTCGTATTTCTATAGTGCCACGAGGACCCGTGATCCTTGCGGTATATAGCGTGTTCGCAGTCTTCCAAAAAATCACGGTAAGCATCTAAATACTTATGTGCTGATAGTGTATCTAGAACCTTTCCACACACCGCAGGAACTGCTGTTAATCTCCTGGCGGGACGCAGTCCACTATTGGCCCAGATCACGTGCTCATACAGATCTAGAACTTGCGGGTATCGTGACCGATTGGTGGCTGCTGTTTTCCAATCCTATCTACGCTGACATATGGCTGATCAAGTATCCTGAACAGTCTAGAATTATACGCACTTTATTCGACTGAAAAATCTGCGCTTCTGCTTCGCAAAAAAATTTTGCGCTGCGCTTCGCCAGGAATATTCCCACCCTTGACCCATCATGATAATTAGTGTATTAAGGAGATGTCATGAATCTAACACAAATTGTATCAGCTAACCTAGCTGCGTTATGTCTGCTCTACTTGGTCTATCGTCATATCACATTTGCTAAAATGCGTGAATGCTATGCTATGTGGTTCAAGAAGGAGTATTGGACTGACTACAACACCGTGGAGTTTGCTTCCTGGGCCGCCAAAGCCTGCATCATTGTTCCTGGCTTGATATTTGGCATCTCCGTATGGTGGCTCTATTTCTTTACTCTGTGTACCAGTCTAACTCTAATATGGGCCAGCGAGAAGAAACTGCTACCTACTCTTGTGGGGTTCAACACCATTTGGGTGTGGATATCATGCATGGTGCTAGCACAGCATTTGATATAAATATTTCTATGAGCGAACAATATCTATTACCCATGGCCCGCAACACAGTAACAGGGCAGACTGTGAAAACACAGGACCTATCTGGCGTGAAATATACTCTCAACCAACGAGCTCTAGCAGAGTTCGCAGCTGATCAATGTGCAGCCAAGATGTCAGCTCGTACTGGTGACACATGGCAGGGCTTTGTGCAGCCCTACACTCCCCGCCTACGCAGCTGATTATCTGTAGAGATAGTTAACAGTGGTTTCGTTTTCTTGGAAAACTTCTGCACCGTTCTTGAGGTGGAATTTGCGAGCCATTTCAGTCTTTGGGCTCAGAGTCACATAGGTAGTGACTTCGGGTCGTTCCAGTTTGATTTTGGCCTGTGCTTCTTCTATCAGTCTACGCCCTGCACCCTGCGCATAACTCCAAATGGTATAGAACACCGCGGTATTGGTGTTGACCACAGTGTCAGCTAGATCCTCCACGGTTTTTGGTATCATTTCCAGAAACTTCACGCAGGTCACTGCTATAGGTTGATCGTTGTCATCTTTGAGCACAAAGATTCTTGAGTTAGCGTTAACACGCTGTTCTGCTGGTATTTCTGGACGCACGGGATCATCTTTGATGAGGCCTAAGAGATTGTCTTGTAGATCTTGTATGGTGTACAGCACGGTATGCCCTTGGTATTATAACACTATTTATTGATTACTAAAAAATCCACATATAGACTGAAGTAATCATTGACTTAGTAAATATTTTACTGTATACTGTAAATATAGTCAACCACAAGGAGTTCAAAATGTTTGGAACAAATTACACAGGCAGCGGAGTTCTAAGTTATAGATCCGCAGAAGAAATTAACTCGGCTATGGCTCGAGTCTATGGCCACATGGGCGTGGCCGTGTTTATCAGCATGTTGGTCAGTCTATTCGTAGGCACCACACCAGAACTGGTGCAGTTCTTTTTCACAGGTGTATTAAAATGGATAGTGATATTTGCACCCCTAGCAGCCATATTTGCAGTCAGCTATGTGCTAGGCACCAATCCCAGCAAAGGGGTGGCACAGCTATGCCTACATGGATTTGCAGCTCTAATGGGTCTTAGCTTTTCCATGATCTTTGTGGTATTTGCCATGGGCAGTATAGTATCAGCTTTCATGGGTGCTGCCATCTTGTTTGCAGTAATGAGCGGCTATGGCTACTTTACCAAACAGAGCCTAGACAGCATGGGCCGATTCATGTTTGTGGGCTTGATTGCTATCGTAATCGCCAGCATAGTTAATATCTTTATTGGATCAACAGTGATGCAGATGGTTATCTCTGCCTTGGCCATAATCATATTCCTAGGACTCACTGCCTACGACACACAAAAGATACGTGAAGAACTTTCAGTGGAAACTTCACCTGCTGCTGAAGTCCGAGGAGCACTGAGTCTTTACATGGACTTTATCAATCTGTTCCTAAATCTTCTACAGTTGTTTGGCGGGCGTAAAGAATGAATATAACCATAGTGGGTGGTGGCACAGCGGCATGGACTGCAGCCGCATTTCTAATCCGCAATCGTCCACAACACACCTATACCATTATCGAAAGTTCCAGCATCAAGACCATTGGTGTGGGTGAAGCTGCAACAGGCATGCTCAGTGGTTTGATACAGCAGTTGGGTATCGATAAATGGGATTTTATGCAGAGAACAGATGCCTTGCCTAAGTTGGCTATAGATTTCCAAAATTGGAGAGGTGACGGCGGTAGCTATCTTCACCCCATCGACAGCAGTTTTTCTTCTAGCAGTTTCATAGATTACACCGTTTATCATTCAGTGGCTGAAAATCAAAGTCTCTCCTCAACCAGTCGAAACAACATGCTGGTTGATCTGGGTCTGAGTAATATCGCATGGATCGATAATCAATTTGAAGAAATGGGCAGTCTCACATGGGTGGTTGATCCTGCAAAGTTGGCAGACCTCCTTAGAGAATATTGTATCAGCGAAAATGCCGTGGTGATAGATACCACGGTGGATGAAGTTGTGATAGAAAATGGATTTGTAACTGGACTTGTAACTGATCTCGGAACCCTTACTGCAGACCTGTTTATTGACTGCACTGGCAGTGCTCGAGTGCTATCTTCTAAATTAAACTCCAAATGGATCAGCTATGAAAAATATCTGCCAGTGAACAAGGCCATACCATTTCGCCTAGAATGCGATACTGCAGACCGCGAATCCACAGTGACCTGTAGAGCCATGAACAACGGATGGATGTGGGCCGCTCATACTAGGCACAGAATCGGTAGAGGCTATGTTTACAGTGATCGATTCGCCTCAGCTGAAGATATTCTAAAAGAACTTGAAGAACATTTTCAACAAAAAGTAATACCAATCAAAACTATCGATTTTGATACCGGAGTTTGTGAATCATCATTTAACGCCAATGTGTTGACGTTGGGACTGGGTGCTGGGTTTCTTGAACCCATGCAGGCTACCAGCATACACGCTAGCCTAGTGCAGATCAGCGACTGGGCCAATCTATGTCTCAGCGGCAGTGTTGAAGCCACTGTGGATCCCATTGTTGCCTCAGTTTATAATTCGAGAATCAATAATTTATACAAGGACATGATGGAATTTGTGGCCATACACTATGCCACAGATAGGCAAGATACAAAATTTTGGAAATTTGTTAAAGAGGAATTAGATCGACCCGACAAGGTCAAAGAGATGATTTCTCTAGCCAAGAAAAGACTAATTAGAAATGATGATTTTGCACAGTATCTAGGATCAGCCGGAGCTCCGCTATGGGTTTATTCAATGGCTGGACTAGGACTGTTTGATCCAGAAGTATGCAGGCGTGTGCTGTCAGAATACAATTACAATTTTGATCATATCCAGGGACTTAAACAAGGACACCTTGAAGAAATTTTAAAATATAAAAATCAAATCTTCACACCTACAGATCTAAATAATTTTTTAAAAAATAGTGTAAAAGTCAAAGATATTAATTTTGAATTGAAAAAACATGATTGATTATAAAAAAGGCATCCATCCTCAGAGTGGGGTTACCTATACTGTAGAAAAAGACATAATAATTACTCCTTTTTGGACCGAGGATTTTTGTAAAGAACTTGTTGATCTTGCAGAAAGTAACTCTGACAGATTCTCGGGTCATCAACAAAAAAACATAGATGGATCTGCAATGGGCTACGACGCCCTTTATTTTTCTAATATGAGTTTTTATCTGTTTGAAGATTACACCAAACACTATGCCAAAGATCTATTTCCAATTATAAAAAAAGTTTGGCCCTATACAAGAATCACAGGCTGGCAAAGTCCTTTTATCTTGAAGTACAGTAATCATGGCAAACGTCATCTCAGTCCCCATCATGATTTAAGTGAATTGTCTTGGAATATAAAATTGAATGATAATTACTCTGGAGCCGAATTGCGATTTCCAAGACAGGAAATAGATAATAAAGATATTCCAATAGGGCATATGATGCTTTGGCCTAGCACTGTAACTCACTATCATGAAGTTCCCAATCTTATTTCTGGAGTAAAATACAGTGTTACTGGCTGGACATGGCCCAGTGGAGCAGAGCATTGGGCTGGGATAAAAAATGTCTAAAATCGTAAAAAAAGAAATATTAAGATTGTTTCCTAGCCTAGTGTTTAAGGGATCAATAGATGATCACAATATTGTCGATCGTGCAGGCGAACACGTGAATTCCTTAAAAAAATCTAAGATTGGATCTATTACTAGAGGAAAATTTACTACAGACGACAATTTGCATGAATTACCCCAGTTTGCAGAATTGTCTAAAATCATTCTAGAAGAAACCAGTCAGGTATTAGACTTCTATGCAGTAGTGAGAGAAAGTCATTACATCACCAATATGTGGGCACACAGCACTACTAACGGACATAGACACGCTACACACATACATCCTAACAGCTACCTGTCCGGTATCGTCTATCTTAAAACACCCGTTAATTGTGGTAACACGATATTCATCGATCCGAGAAACGGATCAACGATGATTCATCCAGACTTTAGCGAACAGAACTATTTTAACATGGACTCATTTATACATAGTCCCGAAAAAGGAGTAATACTCATTTGGAATAGCTGGTTGCCTCACACAGTTGATCAAAGTTCTGTTTCAACTGAAGAAGAACGGGTGGTTCTTTCATTTAATATTATGATAAAAGGTTCTGTTCAACGCAAGAGTGAACAGATTGTTTTTTAATCTAAGACGTGTTGTTGAGCAGTTTCTAAACTAAGTTCTTTATCTTCTAATTCTCTAATCTTTTCAGAAATTTTATCAATGAGGCCTAGATTACGCAGAATCTTAAACACAAGATTTTCCACACTCCATTCGCCTGCACGATCCAGTCCGGCCTTGCGCATTTCTGTGATACGTTCTTTGACTTTACGAAGACGTTCAAGATCTTGACTGAGTAGAGCAGTTTCCATGTCGTGGACCATGGAATCTTTTTTGCGCTCCACTGCACTGTCATCTACTTCCGGTTTGATTTTCTTGGGTTCAACCAGCCATTGATCTTTAGCTATGCTAAACACACCAGTGCTGTGGTGTTCTTCTTGTTCTCCCTGCACATAACATTCTACAGGCAGTCCTCGTACAGTGATAGTATGTTGCTCTGCCCAGAGTGCCTTTTTGGCGTTGTAGAGCTCACGTTCTGCGTCAGTGACTGTGCCTTTGACGATTAAATGAAGATCTAGATCTGAGTGATCAGTCCAGGTATAATTGGCATTTGACCCAGTTATGGTGTAATCTATGACCGGCAGATCTATGCCTATGAATTTTTCAAAGGCCTCTGCTATTTCCTGTAGTTTTGTGCTGACTTCTAGATCCAGTTCTCCGTCGTGCCAGAGTTTTGGATTTAATCGGCGATTTACAGTGACCAGCTGTGACAGGGATTCTTCAAGTTCTCTTAGACGCATCCATTATTTAGCCCACATTAAGTGGTAAGCAGCGATCAACTTGGTGTCATAGAATTCTGCCACTAACTGGCAATAGATGTCCGTGCGTTCTAAGATCAGCTGACACTGCGAGCGGTCCTGCCGCAATAGCCAATTGGTATGATCTACACCTATTGTCTTATGCACTTTGGGCCAATCAATTTCAATGTTTTCTCCCTCGTTGGGCAGCCACTTTAACAACTCAATCTTAGATGTCTTCATCTGTGTTCATGCTGTTTAGAATCTCACGCAGTTTTGTGCCTTCTACGTTGGCTCGTACCTTGGCCACAGGAGCTCCTTGCGCAGGATCAATTTCACCCGTAACAGGATCTATTCTCTGCAGGTCTGTCTTGCGTTTGATCTGCTCAATGATACTGGTACTGCCACGACTGGCGTTGTTTTGTGTGTCTTGTTCATCTTCTGGTAGATCTGAAATCTTTAGACTGTCTATATTAAACTCTAGATCAATCTTTTGACCCACACCCGAACTGGATCTCGTCTTCATCAATTGTAGTTGATAGCGGCCACGCTCACGCATGGCTCTAGATGTAAAGATACCGAACACGTTGTCTGCAGTCTGGATCTTACTCAATCCGCCTGAGATATGGCTGTGATCGAATTCTACTTCTTCTACAGCACCTCGATTCAACTGTGCCGCAGTCACACACAGCACCTGTTTTTCCATGGCAAGATTTCGTATTTCTTCAGACACATACTTGTCTTTGACGAAGAGATTTTCTGCTGAAATCTTCTTGCCTATGGGCATCAGCAGATCCATGTAGTCTATCAACAGCACGTCAATGGGCTTGCCACATTTTATTTCATACTCCTTAACATAGGCTCGTATGTCATTGACTGTTTTACCCGAAGGCATATATTTGATCTGTAGCTGTCCAGCTTTCTTACCGATCATCTTGACCTTCATTTCCACGTCATCAAGATCGCGGAAAATCTCTCTAGTGGGCACTCCAGTGATCATAGAATCAATCCGCATGCTAACTAGAGCTTCAGATAGTTCCAGTGTAAGATACACCACGTTAAGTCCCTGCAGAGCCCAGTTCACTCCTAGGTTGGCCAAGAACAGACTTTTACCTGCACCCGACCCACCTGCAAAAATATTCAGCTCGCCTCGATTCATGCCACCAAACAGCTTACGATCCATACAGGGCCAACCTGTAGAGATCTGTCCGTTCTTGTCTTTGAGCCCCATCAGCCTACCTCGAGGATCTTCAAAGTAGTCTGTGCCCATGTCTCTGGCCAATCCTATCTGCACCGCAGCCTTGATTAGTGTTTCCACTTCACCGTAGTTGTGTTTTTCTAATAGATCCGCAGAGGCAATGATAGCACGTTCAATGGCCTTATGACGTGTGAATGATTCAAACTCATCCATAAGCCATTCTAGATGGCCGTCTTTGACAATGTTTGGTCTTTTGAGATCTAGTCTGCATGAAGCATTTACCATGTCATATTCTGGTAGTACTGTGTACTGTTTGGCATATTCATTGATGAACTCTGCGGCATCTTGTAGTTTGCGATCAAACAAGGTGTGATCAAATATACCTTGACAACGCACAAACACTACTGCATCTGACAGCATTAGTTCAAGATATAATTTTTGTACTTCGTATCCGTAGTCTTTTATCATAATTTATTATACACTAATCTCTAGGTGTTTTGCAACACCAAAGTTGTAGTTCCACACACGTTGTTTTGTATGATATAGTACGGCTCCAATGCTACTGCTAGGATCTCCTGGATTAGGTAGTGTCCATCGATATTTAAACATAGGCTCAACTATTTTTTTATTAGCCAAACTGTTCATGGCACACCCACCCATATAGACTAATGTATCTGTACCCACGCTAGACCTAGCTGTATTCATTATCAATGAAATCTGTTCTTCAAACACACGCTGCACTGCGGCAGCAATGTCCCATCGATCTTGGTCGCTGGAAATTGGTTCATTCCAATTTTTTATCCCTTGATGAAAGTTATAGGTCACTATTAACACACCACCGAAATACGATCTAATTTTATTATAGTATCTGTTAGAATCTCCTAGCACACTGACCTGTTGCAGTTTATATTCTTCTAGTATAGGTTGGTAACCAATTAATTTTGTAAATGCAGAATAAAATAATCCAAGACTATGAGGATAATCTCTAGCCCATATTTTTTTTAATTCTCCGTGCTTGCCTTCCCAGATACTTGCACATTCGAATTCACCGATCGCGTCAAGTACAACAATCGCACAATGATCAAACGGACTGGTATAATATCCTGCGGCTGCATGACTGGCATGATGTGGTGTATATCTTAGATCAGCGTAGTGTGTTTTGATTTCTTTGACATAAGTTGATGGCAGGTCACTTAGATCAAAAACCCTGTTCCATTGTCCTGCAGACAATTGTCTTAGTTTTTTCAGCCAAGGACGTTCATACCAAAATATTGTGCTAGGACCACCGTAGTTAAATGCATCATAGATAATTTTTGAATCTAATCGATCATCAACAGAGTTCTCAAGCATAGACAATCTGCCATCAGAAAAAACAGCCAGACTACTGCCATGATTAAGAGCGTTGATCCCCCAAGTAATCATTTATAGATAAACGGATCACGTTTTCTTAATTCGGAGATTCTTTTCTTGAGTCGTCTCCGTTCTTGAAATTTAGCCCACGGCCAAACCAGTATTTCAACTATTTTCTTTATCATATTGCAACCTTTGTAATTTATGTTCTTGCTGTTGTTTAGACATTTTTATTTTTATCTGACCTCGCTGTGCAGTTTTAATAGCATCTACTATCACAAATAATGCTCCGTATCGCTGTACAGCATCTGCTACATCCTTAACATCTGAGTCCCAGTTAGGCATAGCTATACTCCAATCCAGTTCTGCTGCACGGTCAAACAGTGTTAGCCCCGCAGCGTCTTGATCTGGTATTACTATAACTTCTGCGCCTAGACTATTAATTATCCTGCTTTGTTGTTCAGCAATCTCATTAGTGAGTAATGCAACTCCACCTATAGCTAGTGCATCAAACGGACCTTCACAGACAAATATATACTTCTGTTCTTCTAGTTGACGATCAAAATTGAAGACAAAATGTGGATGTTGATCTGATAGATATTTTGGGCTTCCTTGCACCACTTTCCTGGCAGTATTGCCAACTATGTGTCCTTGCCACCTAAAAGGCAAAATAACGCGATTTTCATAACCGGGGCTAGGACTCCAATAAAAATCGCCGTTGTAGGGGTCGTAGCCACGGTTTACAACATACGAAATCACCGGTTCTAGTAAAAGAGACAGTTCTTTGAAATATTCACTGTTTACCCAGTCTAGTAAGGACATTGCACCCTCTGGAAGTTCTTTATCTGTAAATGCGACCTGTGCTGTAGACGGGGACGGACGATAAGCTTCACCTTCTGTTTTCATCGCTTCAAACGTCAATTCCTTCACGGTATCGTCACTAGCACCCAACCATCGACTAAGGGTTTTCATCTTCTCGCCGAACGGTGATCCTGGTTGCCAACCAGTGGTAAATTTGCAATTGAAACAGTTGTAGACTATGCCTTCGCCATCGAAACGAATGCCGGCTCGTTTTCGTGTGTCAGCTTTATGTCCTCTATGATGACAACAGGGTGCGTTAAATGATGTCCAACCTGAAGGACTGTGTTTGGCACGAGGAGGTAATAGAGTACGGAACTTGTCCACAACGAGAGTCATACATACAGTATACTATCTGTACAGGATCTTGTCAACTGTTCCGGTGTTTTCGGTGGTTGGAATATGTTTGATTCTAAACCAATTGTACTTGCCCACGACATTTTTGTATTTGGCTGTGGTGAGATTCACCGTGGTCACCGTGACCCATTTTGATTCGCGAGGTGTAGCACCTTGCGTGTCTAGACTGCCTTCGATGGTGACTGTGCCTTGATAATTTGTGGTATAAAATTGAAATGTGTGTGTGGAATTGGCTGTGTTAAGTGTTGGTCTTGCATCTATGATTTGACTGACAAAAAACTTAGGTGTTTCATCACCTTGGGTGAAAGGATTAGTATAATTAAACGTATCTACCAGCACACTGGGTTCTACATCACCGTATACATCACCAGTTATTTCTAGTGTGCCTACGGTGTCGTATTGTGCATCCATGTACATGGGCATCTTGGATGTTACTTTGTAGTCTGTGGAATCTACATCAGCACGGATTTCTTTTATGATGCTGTAATTATAGAATCCGTTATCAAGATCCATAAGTTCAGTCTCGGTAAGAGTCACTGTGACCTTGCCTGTGGCAAGATCCATGGATGTGAAATCTTTCTGCATGACTAAATCTTTAGTGTCTCGGCTCACGAGGTTAAATACCAAAGTAGAACCAATAATGTTACTGGCCTTTTGATCTGCGTTACGAACCTGGATGTCTATGCGATTATCAACACCACGAAATATTTTTAGATTGCGATTATACACTTTACGATACCTCTCTGTTGACCAAGTGTCCATAGAACTGGTAAAAACATCTACCTTATTTGAGTATAAATAAACAGGATTAAATTGCATACATTAACGGACCTTTAGCATTATTTATCGAATGAGAATATCAACTAACCTACAAGAAAACTTTCCGTTCATCAGCGTTATTACCCACGTAAATCACGAATACGTGGGCATAATAATCAACCAGGATGCACAAGTTACTAGTATCTACGATTACAGTATTCTTCGTACAGATTTAGAAAAACAGCAGTTTTTAGAATTAGGAGAAACATGGTGGTGGGAGTCAAACCGGCAGATCCCTATCAACATATTTCTAGCTAAAGAACTGGCTATTTTTCGTTATGTAGTCAAGACCTTTTCTACCAAGGATGTCAAGGTACTGTTTGGCCCTTGTACCAGTCTCAATAACATCATAATCAAACGTGTGAAACGCAAATCAATCACACTGGTTAGAAAAATATCTACGTGAATCCGTAGCTGATACTTTCACAGATTAAATTCATCTGCACCACGATAGCCACAGCATAGGCAGTGGCATGGCTTTTCTTAAAGTAGTATTCGTCAGTCTCTGGTTTTGTCCAAACTTCTTTCATTATCTCCGTCCAGGTCTGTCCAATCAAATGTCTCTTGGCAGGACGTATCATGGCAAGGACCGCAGCTAATTGTTCCACGGAAATAGGGCAACATTGTTTCAGAATTGCACCATGGCCATTCAAATGAAATAACAGATCGACGAACTCTTGTTGTTGAAGTAGATCCCATAGAGGCTCCTGGTTCATTAATTCAACTAGATGCGCTTCATCGCGAACACCTTTGTAGATACCAACATTTAAAAAATCTATCTTGAAGTATCCTTGTTCTTCTGCTTGATCATAGGGCACAGCACAGACATTGGTCTCAGCATTCACTGGCACTGCATGAAAATACACACCGGTATTATGTTTGACCAATTGACCGCTATCTATACGGCTGGCTCTAATATGCCGGAACAGATCAAGTGCAGAATCTCTATCAACGAAGTCTATGTCAATGTCAGGCATTTCAGTTCCAAATAAATTCTAGATCGCCCTGTGCAATCTTACGCCACTGACTAGAACCCTGAGTTGAATATGGAATGTATACTTCACCGGTCTCTTGATCAATCAGCATGTATTTTTGCGGGCACTTGGTTTTAATGGTAAGTATCACTGAAATTTCTAGTTCCTCGACTTCTTCCCCGTTTTTTAAAGTTCTAGTCATCAATGCATCCTTGTGGTTTCAAACAATAAAATTGGCAGTGTTTCTGCGAGAAATTCTGCGTAAGCTTCTGCATCTTCTACATCTGCAAAATTGGTAAACTTAACATAAACAGTAGGCTCTTCTTCATCACTGGTACACATCACCTCTATATCGATATCTTCGTCTGAAATAAAAGTTTCATTCTCAGCTAGTTCTTCCGGAATTTCTTCTACCTTGGGTTTTTTTGGCATTACAGTATCTTAGCCTCCTTAATGACATCTCGTACCAATTCTAAATCTGCAGGCAATTCTTTGAATCTACGCAGCCAAAACTGCGGATCGATCACTGGTCCAACTATAGCCAACTGTTCGTCATTCATTTTTTGCAGCATGGTCTTGCCTTCTCGAGTATTTAACAGTATCCAAGGAGAGATCAATCCCTCCTTGATATCATGTGTGGCACGGTTGAGATTCACATAGGCAAAATAATGTTCCCAAGCACCGTTGTTCTTTTCACTCCAGGCCATCATGTTCTGTATGGTTCTTTGTATGGCTCCGTCTGCTGGCTCTATCTTGATTAACTCGCTGATGTAGGAATCATATAACTCATCGCGACACCAATGATCCAACTTGACTCCGCTCTTGATCACAAAGTCAATGAATCGTTCAGGATAGATGGGTGCAGTATTGATCATGAAACTGCCAAACTTAACAAATGCAGTGTAGTATGGACTGGCAGCAAATTCATCAAAGGTTTTGGTACCTTTGGATTTTTGTGTGAGATCGTAGAATCGTTGAAAGGTGATCAATCCCATCTGTACATGTCGTTCGTTCTGTCCGAGATGCCGACGTTTCTGTTCGCAGACATGCACAAACAGAGTCTTTTCCTTGGCAAATAGTTTACTGCAATATTCGCACTTAAAGTTTAAGTCCATGGATCTGCTTTTTGTCCCAACCAAGGTTCTCACAGTACTGTTTGATTTCTTGATCTGTGGTGAGTTCTGCCAGTGTTTCAATGTCTGCTCGCTTCATGTTAGGAAAATGTTCTGCAATGAATTCTTCCTTTTTGTTCTTGCGTGTTTTCAAAGGAATCCATTCGTGGAAATGTGCTTTCTTAGATTCGTGACTGCATAGGCACAGAGTCTGCCATACCAACTGCGGATGCTGTTGTATATCAGCCCAATGCTTGTTGTAGTATTCATTGACTGTGAGTAGATAGTGTTCTTGCAGTTCCGCGCTTGAAGATTTTACCGAACTGATATAGCGATTGAGATTCCAGAAGTCACCTTTGATTTCTTTACGACCGTCGTCAGTGACTGCGTCCCAAAGTTCTTTAACTCCCATATCTACTGCAGGAATCATATCTTTGAATAGGTCTACGTGTTTATTCTTTGCCATGGTCTTTGCTTAAATGATATACAAGTATAGCACGATCTAGAGCAGATTGCAAGGCCTCGTTTGTTTTTGCCGCTCGACGTATTTCACCCCAAAGTTTATCTTCCATCATGTGATCGTGCAAAGATCTGCCATCGCTGGTGCGAGGATCTATTGGATGTTCCCAACCAATTGGTTGTCTAGTATTAGGATCAGCACCAAATTCTCTAGCATAGACAGTGCCTTTGTGATGTTCGTAGACATATGTTGCTCCGGGAATCAGCGAACCCATATTAATTCTTCAATATTTCTTGAGCAATATCTGTAAACCAACGTTTTCTACTATTGCCTTTAAAATCTAAAAATATTGCGGTCTTGCTATATCCCGCCGAACTCTTTTTTACACCAAACACAAATTCTTCTGAATAGTTAAAAAATTTAAATTTTAACCCGCGAGATTCATGTAATATCGATTGTCTTGGAAGCAGCCGTGGTGACTGATATTTCTTTTCTAAAACTGATTGAATGCTTATTTGGTCCCCAAACCAAGATTTTTCTGACTGACCTAGATCATAAAATGCATCGGTTCTTTCTTGAAAGAAAGATACAATTTTTTCTTTATTTCCAAATTCTGTATTGACTAGCACCACAGTATTATTCACTTCACCCCCGTTCCATAATATACCAATATCAAATTCTTCTTTAAAGAAGTTATCAAGATTTCCAGATATTAGATGATCGGCACCGCATAGAATTATTTTTCCTTCTAATTGTTTGACAAGATCCAAATTTGACAACACCAGCGATTCCATAATGTTACAAGATTCTAAATCGGTTCTAAAACTCTCACCGGAATCTAGTTTTATGTCTGTAGCCATATCGGTAGCAAGAATAAATTTTCCTTTCGGATTAAATTTTTTAAATGTTTTTTCTAAAGAATAAAGAGCAGTCTCATAGTCGAAATACAAACTTCTGAAGTTTATCTTTCGCTGTTCGAGGTCGGTTTTATAAAAGGCAGCTAGAATTATCATGAATTATCTCTATAACAGATTTATAATTTACACCCGGGTAGATCGGTAGACTCACTTGCTTGCTAGACACCCATTCGGTTACTGGTAAAGAATAAGGTGCTCGATATGCAGTTAGTCTGTGCACCGGGACTGGATAGTGCATTTTTAGATCAAGTTTAGATTTAACACCTGCAATTAATTTTTCTCTTTCATTAACTAAGATAGGATAGATATGATAGCTATGATTTGAATTTTTGGTCTTTACATATGAAAAATGTTTATTGTATTCGTTGGCAATTTTTCTTTTTTCTTCTAGAACAAAATCAAAATTCTTTAATTTTATTCTTAAAAATTCAGCTTGTATATTGGCCATTCTATAATTATAACCAATATCGTTGTCGTCCCATTGCCTTACCTTACACATGAATTTGTATAAATTTTCATCATCAGTGACTACACAACCAGCATCACCTAGTGCGCCGAGGCCTTTTCCTGGATAGAAACTAAAAGTTCCTAGATTACCAAATGTTCCAACATGTTTATTGTTTAATGTAGTACCGTGTGCTTGACTACAATCTTCAATGACTGGGATATTCTTTTCAGCGGCAATAGCATTTATTAGATCCATTGGAGCGGCATTACCGTAGATGTGAACTGGCAATATGCATTTTGTTTTTGATGTAATAGCTTTACGAAGACTATCAGGATCCATGGTAAATGTTTCTCGATCAATATCAACATATACAGGAGTTGCACCACAATATTTGATTGCTGCTGCCGTAGCCCTAAAAGTGTGCGACACAGTGACAACTTCATCGCCTGGCCCTACTCCTAACGATAATAGTGCTAGATGTATTGCAGATGTTCCGTTTGACACAGCCACGCAATATTTTGCACCAACATAATTGGCAAATTCTTCTTCAAATTTGTCAGTACCAAATACATAGTTACCGCTTCTAATAACAGATTCTGATTTTTGAATTAACTCATCTAATACACTTTGGTGTATTTCTTTAAAACTGTAAAAAGGGATCATAGTACCCACTCCATAATTTTTTTGGCTGTATATATGCTGGTCAACGGTTGTGATCTAGATTCTATACATTTTAGAAAATGTGTTCTTCCTGTATATAACGCCTCTGCGGTTCCAACTTTTGGAGCCATCATATCACCTAGTTGATTAGCATTGAAATCTGAATTTATTTCTCCAGTGGAATAAATTTTAATTTTATCAAGATCGATATCATCGTAGACAACGCTGTTCTTATCGCCAGTTAAAATAATCTGTCTCTTTTTTACCGGACTAACCCAATTACAATTTGTTGTAGTAGTAAATCCGTTGGTAAACTTTAAATTAACGATCACTTGATTTGCTTTATCATTGATGTGATTATTTTTAATGATTGTTCTATCTTTCAACTCTAGATCGGGATAAAGATAATTCACAATACTCAAATCATGTATGGCAAGATCTAGCAGAGCATCAACGTCACTTTGAAATAATCCTAGACTGATTCTGGTGCTATCGTAATATATCGGTTTGCCAATGTCAATGTTTTTTAATTGTTCTACAGCAGGATTGTAGCAAAATGTATGGTCAACAAAAATAATATTCTTTGTTTTTTCAGATTCTTTGATAAGATTGTTAATTTGATCTAAAGTTTCGCAGACTGGCTTTTCAATCCAAAGATCTTTTCCGTTTGCAAGAGCCTGTAAAGCAATATCGTGGTGTGTATTTGCTTTAGTAGCAATCACCACTGCTTTAATTCCTGGATGATCCAATGCAGCCTCTAATGAAGTATATGTAGTAATTGCGGGATATAACAATTTTGCAATTTCTAATTTTTTAACATCCGAATCACACACTGCTGTTAATTCTTTACTGAAATTCCTGGCTAAATTTTTACCCCAGTATCCATATCCTACTAATAAAATCATAAATATTTTCCTTTCATGTCGCTGAAATAACGATTGTCTATGCCCATTTTATTTTAACCTCACAGCAGGATTACCCACATAAGTTCCAGACTCTGTAATATCTTTAGTGACAACAGAACCTGCTCCGATAACAACATCATCACAAATAGATACAGGCAGCATTGTTGAATTAGAACCTACATAAACTTTATTACCTAATTTTGTTGGTAAAAAATCTTTAGATAATTCTCTATCAACAAACTTATCGTTGATAAACATAACACCATGACCGATAAAACAATCGGCACCTATTTCAGTATTTGAACATATAAAGCTATGACTTTGAATCCTAGTTCGTTCACCAATTGTTACATCGTTTTGTATTTCAACAAAAGGACCTACAAAAACATTGTCTTGCAAGGTGCATCCATATAAATTTACAGGTTCAATAATCTTAACGCTTAACCCTTTGATAACGTTATTTTCCATCTTATACCTTTCTTAGTGATACATATGTTTCAGGATCGTGTCCCTGAAATTTTTCTAAGCTAACGTCATCAAATTTAAAGTTCTCTATATCGTTGATGATGATTGCTTGTCTATGATCGGCATGCTCGGACGATGCAGTAGCCACACAAAGACTATAGATATTATATTGATCCTTTATTTCCCAAAGATATCTATTCACTCCGGATAAATCTACATCATCAAACACAATAACTCTAGAATCTTTTAATTGCTCATGGTCCCATTTAACTGTTTCATAGCTGTGTCCTCCATCTATGTAGGCCCAATCTACTTTTGTTGGTTGTAAAGTGTCTTTGGTATAACCTTTCACTAGATCAAAACTAATATTTGGATTTGAAGTTGACAGTTGAGTTAAATTATTAAAACATTCGTTGAAATTTCCACCTCGCCCAAACATACCATTGTCCTCTTGAAGATGGAAATTGTCAGTTTCTAAATCGAAAACATCATAGCCTATCAAATGTAGTTTTTTTACCTTGGTTATTAAGTTGTCTGCAAAAAACATCATACTTCTTCCTTTGTGGACACCAGTTTCTAGATATGTGCCGGTATCAGATTTTATATCTAAAGCTAGGCAGGCTGATGTTGCAGCACCTAGATAAGCGACTATTTTTCCCATTTATTCTCTCATTCCGTTGAACACTGTTTTCTTAAATTTAGAATTATCCCGATCAATCGCCGATATCAAATTTAGATCTAAATCTAATTTTTCCATTAATCTTGCCAACGCCTTGGTGTCTTTAGGTAAACACATGCCGCCGTAACCTCGAAGTCCATCAGACACATCCAAGTACATGTCTACAGCTTTACCTGTTTTAATATATGAATTTTTTATAGTTGTGTAATCACAATTTAATTTTTCGCATATTTCGTACATGACATTTGCAAAAGTTACACGAAGACTGGCATAGACATTGTTGAAATATTTCAATACTTCTGCTTCTGTTGGCGTTAGATGTTCAGTATGCTCTGGTAAATTTCCGTGAGCTTTTACTACCTTTCTAAAAACCCAGATATCAAAGGTTCCTACAGCCAATAATTTGTGATTGTTTATAAAGTCGTCGGCTGCACACCGTTCTCTTAAAAATTCAGGAACAAAACAAATTGCTAGAGTTTTATGTTTCTCTATCATGCTCTGTGTGAAGCCGGGAACAGCAGTGCTTCTAATAGCTATGATTCCGTTATAGTTATTGTCATCTAATTCTTGTATGACTGATTCTAAGATAGCGGTATCACACTGACCATCATCTGCACTAGGTGTCGGCACACAGATAAAGTTAATTTCTGTTGATAACACATCTCGTATTGTTGTATCAAGTTTTATATCATGCACCAGTACTTCGTGCCCTAGATGCTCAAATCCTTGTTTATTTGCAGAACCAACTGCACCTAATCCTATAATGCCAATTTTCATAATAATGAATCCACTGTAAGTTTTAATCCGTGTTTTAGATTAAACATATATTGGTAGTTTGTTAACTTTAACATTTTAGAAGTATCAGGACAACGTCTTTTTGCACTTCCAAGAGGACTAGTTAGTATCTCAAGTTTGTTGGGATCAACCTCCATGATGTCCATGATAATTCTTGCGACATCGCTGATTGTTACTTCTTCTTGCTTGCCAACATTAACTATTTCATTATTGGCATGACTAACTAATTGATCAGTAATATTAACTGCATCTTGCACATAGCAAAATGATCTAGTATCATCACCTTTGAGATAGTATTCTCCTTTAGCGACCCGTTCTACAAACTCTGAAATAAAATGATCTTTTTGGCCTGGACCGTATATGTTAAAATAACGTATAACGACCCAAGGCAGGCCACTGTTCGCTACTAAATTTTCACCAAGAGCTTTTGGTAAGCTATAACTCCATCGAGGATTTGTTACATCTTTAAACATCACAGGAACATTTTCATCTGTAGGAACAGGATACAATCCGTCGTCTATGGCCCCATTAAAAATTTCACATGTGCTAGTGAATATAAATTTTGTATTAGTTCCAGCGTAGCGTTCGACAAGATTAAATGTCGGAATAGTATTATTAAAAGAAACTTCTGTAGGAATTTCATAAAATAACTTAGTTCCATTAGTTGCAGCCATGTGAATTATCACATCCACATCAGGTAGATTTTGTGTTATTGATTTATCGCAAAGATCCTCACCTAATATTTTGTCAACTACGAAAACTTCGTTGTTTTCTTTGATCAGATTATGATAATGACTTCCTATAAAACCTTTGTGGCCGGTTAACAATATTTTCATTATTGTTTTAAAACTCCTCTTCGTATCATTTTTCTTTTTAGTGCTTGACCTATATGATCTGTCCGCTCTGCTTTACCAGCCTGTCCTATCCAATGATCGATATAGTCATCTAAAAAAGAAATAGGCATCGGTGCAGTTGTGGGCGGTAAATGACCGGTGATATCGTGAAAATGTTCTTTACCAGTACGAATCATTGATTCTTCAAAAACACCAGTGTCGGCCCAGTCATATAATTTAAAAGATTCGTTGGTTAAATAGATATTTTTTTGTATTTCAAAAAACTTTTTAGCGACAGGGTGATCCAAATCATATACTATTATTCCGGTTTCTACATTTAATCTTCCGTATGATGCAAGTTTTTTGTTTGTTAATGTGTCTACTCTATCTATCCCAAGATACCCGCAAAATTTTCCGTTTAGCGCACGAATTATCACAGATTCGTCAAGCTTCTTTTTTATCAAAACATCGGAATCGAGCCATACTAAAACGCCAGTAGGATCAGCTTCGTATGCTTCCCATTGCGCAAAAGATTTATGACTAAATTTTTTCCATTCTCTATAATATCCGGACGGATGCAAATCTTTTGGTATTGAGCCGGCAATTTTTTCAGCCTCGATAAACCATGAATACTTGTCTTTGGTTGGAATCGATTTGGTATACTTTATCCCCAACTCTGGGGTGTCGTGTAACCATAATTCCCAATCCTCGGGCATAAAATTTTCCCAAAACTTTACAGTGTATTGGCCGGTGTAATCCCAATATTCTTGACTTAGTGTTGTTAAAATTTTTATTTTCATTTATACGACCCTTATTTGCTCCCTATATATCCAACAGTTTCTCGTTCAATATCATCGTGATCAAATTCAGCCCAATATAATTCAAAGGCAATGCAGTCAGTGACCGCTTCAAACTGATGATATTCACCCGGAGCAACCTTTGTATATTCGCCTGCCTTAAGAAGTGTTTCGTCTACAAGATTGTAATCGCCTTTCCAAACACGGATAATCATTTCTCCAGATTCAACAAAGAATCCATTCCATTTAAATTTATGTTTATGCTTGGAACACACACCACCAGCCATAGCTTCGATCCGGTGGAATTCTAACACACCGTTGGCTTCTAGCAATTCTGTTTGTCCCCATACTTTTCCTGCTTTCATGCTATCCCCTTTAAAATTAACTGAGTATTTATTTCAAACCAACTTGTGTAATTGTACAACTTCACTTTGCCTGCTAACTTCTTTGACGAAAAACACACAAGGGGGGTTAGGATCATCGTGCAAGGGAACAGTTAGTAATTGCCCGTTTTTCATTTTAGGAAAATACCAGCGTACATCTTGGAAGATGTTTATGATTTCTATGGGTAAAAAATCCGTCTTGAAGCCTTTGATGGGATTAAACACTAGTGCATCAAATCCCCGTTCGTTTATACTAGTCAATGGTAAGACTTCTGGATCTAATCCACATTCTTTATCACCTACTACCATACACCAATCTAGGGGCATCTGCACTTCGTGTCCGCCTATACGCAGCAGTATTGCCGGTGAATTGAATGACTCTAAAAATATCAATGGCATGAAAAAGAAATCTGGTTCCTGAGGATTTGAATTGTCTAATACACTAAATCTTGTATCTTCATCTACCTCGTCTGGTAATTCGTTTAGATCGAAAGATCTATTGTTTAATGTTAGTATTTTCATTGTGTTAATCCGTATAATATGCGATTGTATCGCTCTTCCATTTTCTTACTGTAAATCCGAGATCTAACAGCAGAAGAATTACTTGATTTGCCTCACCTCTTTTGTTTTCAAAGAATATTGTTGGCCGATGTTTTTTAATTGTTTTTATCCCACCAGTGACAACTTGCAACTCATATTGTTCTGTATCTATTTTAATAAAATCAACATTTTCAAATTTAAAATCATCAAGTCGTTTTACTTCTACCTCGTATTGTTCTCCGTTAACCCAATCTTTGTTTCTTAATTCAGACAAAGATCCGTGTTCAGGATTATGTGTAGTATCATTCATAATCAATAACTTTGTTTCACCGGTTTCTCCCAATGCATAGTTATGACATATTAATTTAGGGAATTTTAATAGTTCTTTAAAACTGTTAGGATTAGGTTCAAAACAATAAATTTTTTCAAACTTGTCAATAAAAGGAACTGAAGTCTTACCAGTGCTTGCTCCTATATCAATATAAGTTCTAAAATTTTTAATATACGGCCAAGCACTTTCTGTTAGTTTTTTTTCACTCATACGTTTACCTTTGTTACTGTGAACGGATATTTTGCGTCCTTGTAAAATTTCTTACGTTCAGTAAGATGTCGTTTAGCGTATTTGCAGGTAGAGGTGATGTCCCAAATCTCTACATGGTCTTTATCTTCTGCTCTTCTAATGCCTCGCCCAATGCTTTGTATAACGCGGACAAAGCTCTTTCCGGGTTCCAAAAGAACCAGATTAAAAATACGTGGAATATTAATACCCACAGCGGCCACACCATAAGTCGCCACAATAATCTTGTTATCACTTGTTTTAATTTCATCATATTCTTCCTTGCGGTCATCTAGTTTCATGCCGCCACTCACAAACACCGCACCAGGCATCAAGGCTATCAATTTGTTACCGGTATCGATTCTATTGATCAATACTAAAGTGTTACCAGCAGCAGATATGCTGGTAATTTTATCAGCGATCCATTCGAGTCTCGTATCGTCGGTGACTAGAAATGTGTATTCATCTTGGAAAGATGTAAACACCTGCACATCTGTGGTCTGTAACACATTGATGTTTAATTGGGCCAGTACACCTTTGTTCTGTAAGTCATGCGCAGATACCTGATTGATCACTGGTCCGATACTGGCCAGTATGCCTTGATACTCCCAGGCTTCCTTAGGTACTGTGCCTGTGAGTCCCCATCGTATGGCACAGTTTTTAAAGTTCTGTGTCAATAGTTTAGTCAACACATCTGCCTTGGCCTGATGTACTTCGTCTACAATCACGGCTACCACGTCTTCGCAGAATTCTGCTAGAGTCATTGTGGCTTCGTCGTGACTTTTCTTGTCTAAGATATTAAGACTCTGCCACGTGCAGATAGTATGAGTACGACCTAGTTCTTTCCTATCACCAAAGTACACGCCAACGTCTAGTCCAAGATTTCGATAATCTTCTTCAGTCTGTACTACTAGACTTTTGTTAGGCACGATAATCATGGTACGTCCATAAGGTTCACAAAGATGACTCAGTGTGGCAGTGGTTATGGTCTTGCCTGCTCCTGTAGCTACTTCTTGCAGAGCCTGCGGATTTTCTAAAAATTTGTTGATAACATCATATTGATAATCACGTAGTACTATAGGAGTACCTGCTTCGATGTGTCCTTGCGGCCATGTCTTACCCTGATCCGCCCAATAGGTTTCCGATACAGGCTGGAATGAAAATTTATGCGGCGATCTCAGATCTTCGATATCCAGCTCATAGCCCGAATCTTCGATGATGGGTAGGATCACATCCAGGTGTGCAAGGTATCCCGTGCCACCAATGCCAAAATAGGTCTTAGTTCCATCCCAACGTCCTAGTTTATATGCAGGCATGTGTCTAGCATAAGGCAAGTCGTATTTTAATTTATTAACGATTTTGCGACGAGTCTCCACACTGAGGCCTTCAAATTTTACATTGACTTCGTCTCGAATGATCAGTTTACAGCTCGACAATTTTTTGTCCTTTGGTTTCTGATGGTTTGATATTTCCAAGATATATCACACAAGGATGGCTGTTAACCCAATCTCTAGTCATGACATTCGTAGGAGGAAAAATATTGTTTGTTACTAACAGTGTAACATCATCTAGGTCTTTAAACAACCATTTAGCCGGCCTCGATTCAAATATCAATAATCTACCTGACTCTACTTTGCCGCCAACGCCTGCCAGCTTAATCCACTCATTGATGCCTGTGTCGCGATCCTTGCTGTCTCTAAAACACACCTTAATTTCATCTCTATTGATACCTTGCGCATCAGCATCTGCCACAAACTTCTGTAGCCAGGTCAGTGTGTCTCCGGTTCGATCCAACATCACTGCTGCCTTGCCTGTGATATTTTTATATAGGTCAAAAAACTTATCGTTAGATCTGATCCAAAAACTGTTTTCTGCGTGGGCAGCTATTTTTTCATTGATGTTTTTAGGTTGTCCGCGATACGAATATCCCATCTGCTTGGCTCTAAGTAAATCTTTATCAGTCTCGCCTACACAGTGAAGATTGAACCATTGTTCAGCGTCAGCAGCAGCATTTACCAGGTGAACTCTACCATTGATGATATCCGACACAGGTAAAATTTCTTCCTGATTTTGCCAGATTTCTTCCACATCTGCTAACACATCTATAAAGGTATCGTCTATTTCAAAATTATTTCGATTGGCAAATTCGTACAGTGCTATGAGATTGAAATCATAGAGATTCAGCCGACGTAGTTTTTGATCTGCATCCCAGTTGTTGGATCTAGTGCTTGAGAGTTGATATGAATTTATCTGGTCATCAAACTCTTTTTTCAGCTGATAGGGAAATTTCACACAGACCTCAAGTTGGTCGCCGGCTGCTCGTTCTACATAGATTCGTTTAGTAAGGTCCAGTATGCGGAACGGCTGCTTCCACTGAAAATCTTTCACAGAGCTCGAATAATCTAATCCAGCTATCATGGCCGAGTGTTGATACTTTTCTAGAATTTTCACCACATAGTCAGCTTGATTTTTCGTCAGAGGGTCTTGCTGTAATAATTTTGTGTAAAAACTTATCACAGGGGGGTGATCCTGATGCTGCACTTTTACCTGTCCAGAATCTACTAATTGAAAAAACAGCTGAAATATATCTTCTGCGAATAATGATGACATTATAATAGTATACGTTGTTGTAACCAGTAAGTCAAGTGATTTTTGATATCAATCTGGCTAATGGAATACCTCGGCTGATCTCATCCACGGTCCATTCAGTGTGGCACAGCCTCAAAAACCATTCATCTCTATTTGGCATCGAGGGAGTTTCTATTTGATCCCACGTGATAGACAAATCCGAAGCCAAACTTGTGGAATCACACAGCACAGGTGCCCCTTGTATTGCAGCTTGGACTGCGGGTCCACTGTTGTGATTGATCACACAGTGATAATTATAGAAAATATCAAAATCGTCATAGCTACCCGATACCAATTGAGGACGTTCTAGTGTCACACCTGGTATATCTACACCAAACAATGATCTAGGATGCGGTCTCACTATGATTTTTCGTTGAGATTTGGCCTGTATCTGTTTCACGACGTTTTCAACCCATGTCTTCATCGGCGGCATGCCTTCCCATTGCAGGCTGTGACTGTGTTGACATGCTATCAAGATATCTGGCCGTTGATCGGATCTTCTATCTCTCAGTTCGACACCTAATCTTTTTGGTCTATCTAAATCAAGATCCCAGTCGTTGGCAAATTCCCCAAGATTATTGATATGATTCAATGAAATTCGCCATGTGTGATTTCTACGTAGATTGCCTACTTCGATGATGATCACTGGTTTTTTGTTATTCTTGCACTGATAGTATACTTCACGGTTACCACGCATCCTGCCAGACCATAACACTGACCAAATCACTGCAACATCTTCGTGATCATTGACTACGCTGTGGCCAAGAGACTGTGCTCCTTGTGTAAACGCATCAAAGATTGGTTGGCTGTTCAGTGCACCGTATTGGCGATATAATTTGAAGCGCATCTAATATAATAAATAACTGTGTATTTAATGATATTATGGCCAAGTTCGCAAAAAGACTAAAAAAATTATCCGGTTATACAGAAAACGCCTTGGTTGTAGGCACGGCGTTCGGAAATCTTGACCAACTGCTGGAGATCTACATTAATGTATTCGTGATAAATGATGAACCACCATCGGTAAAGGCAAGAAATTTAATATATAAAGAAAATATTGACACTATACATTCACTTACTCAAATTGGTGGTATATTTGTCGACCTAGATAAAATTGATAAACTTGAATATTTAGAATCATGCTGGAATCGAAACAAATCAACGGTGTTCGTGGAAGGTAATGACTATAAAAATATTCATTTATCTAAAATTTTTTATCAAACAGGCTGGGGATGTACCAGTAATCAAGAAATTTATCATGTATGGGAAAAGATAAAATGAAAATAGCGGTAGTTACGACCTTTCACGAAGAGGGTCTTAAAAAATATGGTCAAAGAATGATTAACACATTCTGCGAAAACTGGCCTGCTGAGGTAAAATTACATATCTATCCTGAATCGTGTAATCCTGCTATTAGTGACCATGATCATGTCACACTAAAACGGTTAGAAGAACTTCCAGAACTCATGGCATTCAAAGAACGTTGGAAAAATGTTCCCAAGGCCAATGGAGATGTTTCGGCAGATCCTATAAGATCAAAAAGAAAAGACTCAGGCAAGGGATTTAAATGGCACGCTGTGAGATTTGCACACAAAGTTTATGCGATATTTCACTGTGCTCAAGAAACTGATGCTGACGTATTAATATGGATGGATGCCGATACTATCTGTCACAGTCCTATCACCATGAACGATCTATACAGAATGATTCCTACAGATTCTGAGTTATGTTATCTTGGCAGAAAAGGCAAATATTCAGAGTGTGGTCTGTATTCTATGAATTTAAGATCACCAAATGTGCAGAGTTTTTTAAAAGAATTTCAGCGTGTCTATGATAATGCAGAAAATGGAATTTTTCAATTAGATGAGTGGCATGATAGTTTTGTATTCGACGACGTTCGTAAGAAATTTCCACAGATGCGACAACTAGATTGGGCTGCACACCTACACGATATCCGACCTAGCGCCGGAAACAGCACAGGTGAGGGGCATCCATTAATTAACAGCGAGTGGGGTGCATGGCTAGATCATCTCAAAGGTGGTAGAAAGAAACTAGGTCGAAGCAAGCCTGAAGATTTAAAAGTTATTAGAACTGAGGCATATTGGCAATGACTAATTTCATATCTCTAGAAGGCGCAGATTATGGAGTTAAAGAATTTACTCTCGGTAGTGGTGGAAAGTTTGTCAGCTACGAAACAATGTATGAGAATACTACTGATCCGATGTGCTGGGCTGGGTTTTTTAAACCTGAGTGGTTAGAAATTTGCAAAAAGCACAGTTTAAAATTTTACAATTTAGATAGTGGATATTTTGGCAATAAAAAGAGAAAAATAATCTTTAGATTAAGTGTTAATAATTTTCAAAATATCGATCCTATCATAGACAGGCCAGCAGATAGATGGGAACGCCTAGGTCTTGAACAATATTCTTTTAAACAAGGATCTTCAATTGTTATTGTACCCCCCGACAGAAAAATAGTTAATGCACTTAGACTAGGATCAGAGGATCGTTGGATTAACGATACCGTTGTTAAGATAAAAAGTTTTACAGATCGCGAAATTAAAATAAGAAAACGGCCGGCTCCTCGAGCCGATAGGATAGTGTCAAACACTTTTAAAGATTTTATTAAACACGACACTTTCTGTGTAGTGGGGTATTCTTCCAATGCACTAGTTGAGGCAGCAATGAACGACATACCAGTAATAGCATTAGGAGATTCTGCTACTAGAAGCCTTTATAATTATCAATTGGAAGATATTGAAAAAATAAAGCCTGCTTATCTTAGTGACAAACAGGCTTGGTTAAATCATTTAGCCTATTCCCAATTTACTAGAGAAGAATTACTTTCCGGGCTAGCTTGGGAACTGATTAATTAATTTATTTTCCACCGTATCTTTCTGCATACGGTCCGGGTCCTAAAAATCTTTTTAAAATACTTGTATCTTTAGGACTATTTTTTCCTGTTTTTGGTGCCCATAGAAAATTTCTTTTGCTCTTAATATACACCGTCTCGTATCCGTAATTTTCCATCAAGGTGCAACATAAATCAACATCTTCATTGATTTCAAAAATTACCCAAGGTCTTTGTGTTGTAATAATATTATGCATGCCTTTCAGTGCATCTAGTTCCCAGCCTTGCGTATCTATTTTTATAAGGTCTACGTCTGATAGATTTTCGTCATCCAACTTTACCACAGGAACAATATAATCAGATTTCACACCTTCTCTACATAGTTTTCCATCACCGCAATTCTTTCCGGCTTGATGGAATTTGGCCTCTCCGTTAAAATCTGCCACTGCTTTTTCTCGTAATTCCATTCCGTCTGGTATGTTAGTTTTTATACACTCGATGTTTTGTTGTGATGGCTCATACGACACTACTTTGTTAAAATGTCGAGTCATAGGTAAACTCCAGATTCCAACATTAGCCCCAACGTCTGCAAATGTTCTTTTATTTGGAAGGTGTTTTATTATTTCCTGTCTGTATTTGTCTTCGTAAGAAGGAGAAAACATATCGATATCTTTTTCTAATAAGGAAGTAACTCTAGTATCGTCGTCGGGAACTATCCACCCGTTATTTAATTTTTTCATTTGTTTTCCCCTATTCTTTTACTAGAACATGATCCCAGCCACGAGGACATATTGCTTTAATTTTATAACCTAACTCTTCAGTTACATATTTTAAGGTTTCTCTTTCAAAAAATACTTCCAATACTATTATAGGCCAGTCTCGTGTAATAGTTTTTAAACCACCTTTG